CCCCGCGAAGAGTCAAGACAAGAAGTCTCTCACAGTGGAGATTCAGAACTACGTGTCCGTCGTCGACACTTCGGGCATGGTGAACGTGGCTTTCGACCTTGTGACTACTCTCTCCCCCGAGGAGAAAGCCATCATCACAGAGTCTCTTAAGGCCCAGCTTGGTGAGCTGTACGAGCAGTACCTGAACCCTGCGAACAACCTGTCATCTCCGTTGGGAGAAGACAAGTACTCTGATCTGGTGGTCCACGAGGTGGTGAGGACCAACCTTCGGACTGCAGAGCGTGAGGTCTTCGAGCTCGTGGGCGACGGCAAATTCGCCGACAACCCTCAGACGAGATCTGTGTCGAACATCAAGGACATCGATCCGCTGAACGACTATTACTACCAGGTCTTCACGTACAAGCGCAATCCCATCACGCTCTTCAAGAACTACGTCGCCTTCGGCACAGATGACCACGGTCGCGACTGGTTCTACTCTCCCTACAAGTGGCGCCAGCCCGCAGTCTTGTCGTCTGGACGACTTTACGCAGATGACACGGCTGGAGTGCCAATCGTCGACACTTACGACTCGTTCACTGCTGACGCGTGCGGTCTGACTGCGACTCACATGTCGCGCAGCGCTGTGGAGCTCACGCAGATCGACTCGGTCAGGGCGGAGAGGATCGACAGGCATACAGTCCAGGTCAGCTGGAACTACTCTACGTCTCTGTCGAAGTCGAGAGTCGACCTCTACGACTCCTTCATCGTCCTAAAGGTCGTCAACGGCGTGCGGTCGTACGTCGGTCGCTCAGCAAAGAACTTCATCTACCACTACCTGACCCCAGATGACGTAGGATCTGTCTACTACATCGTAGTTCCCATCGTGACAGACATCGAGTTTGACGATCCCGGTTTCTCGAATGACATCTACGTAGACCCAGACGGCATCGTCGAAAAGACAGTCGCGTCTGCCAAGAGAGCAATTCCGGACTCCAAGACGATGAAGTTCACCAAGGGCTGGAAAATCTGAACCATGCTGAAGATCGCAAAGCCAGTAAGCGGCAAATTTGCCCAACAGGCGTCTCAGTACGTCAAGCTGCAGAGCACATCTTTCACACGGAAGTTCTTTCCCATCGAGGAGTTCTACAGGGCGCCCATCGTGCCGGCGGCGAGCATCGAGGAGATGTCGTCTGAGGACGTCGCATCCAATGCCACTCTCAGCGAGTACAGGATCCAGACTGGAATCGACGATCGGGCGCCAGTGATCGTCGTCGCGTCTGAGTTCGTTCCCATCTTCCAGGGTGTGGCACAAATTGCCCGCGCGCTGGAGATGAAGGAGAAGGCGGCTCTTCTGACGGCACGAACGGCTCTCTCCGCGCTGACTCAGGAGAAGAGCGTCCTCGACACAGTCAAGGCGAATAAGGAAGACCTTCAGATCTTCTTGTTTGAGAAGGAGGCTCTGGACTCCATCTTCTCATCCTTTAGCTCACTGTACGAGTTCATGAAGGTGCAAAAGTTCAAGGATGACGTCTTCGGAGCCACATTCGCCAACATCCTGACGCGGTACGGCGACCTGGTGCAGAACTACTCTCCCACGAAACTCTGGCAACAGTCGCTCGTTGAGCTCAAGAGGACGCTGCAGGCGTACACTCCCATTCTCATCGCCGCAGTCCCACCTAGCCCGACGTCAGCAGCTGCTTATGACTCGTACGAGCTCGACAGCCTTGACCAGAAGAGTACAGACCAGCGGATCTGGTTCAACTTCTACTACAAAGACATGCCACCCATTGCTGCCATGTCTGCCCCGACCACTAATACCCAGGTCGACAACCACATCAGCAACATCTCTGACGCATACGACAAGCTGTACATCGACCTGAGCAGTGACCCGCTCGCACCAAATCAGACGTACGTCAATTCGACAGTCCAGCGACTGTCTACGCACCACAGGGACATCTCTGTCCTAGCAACAGTCCTGACAAAGGAGGCGAACTACTCTCGAGTGATCATGGGCAGCTCGACTCCCCTCAAGAACGTCTACGGGTACGACTTCTCAAGCGCTGCCCCTCAGTCTCTCTTCGACTACGTCGTTGGAAAGTTCACGCAATCATCGCTGGACGTTCCCACTTCCCCGGTCGGCCTCGGGCAATCGCTTGCCAGCATGTCGCAGGAGCTGGTCTCCAACGGCAACGAGGACCTCTCCATTCTCACGTTCGAGAATGCTTACACCGAGATTCGAAAGATCACGCCCGGCTCGATCTACTACGTAGAGAGCTCGCTCAGGACGTCAGACGGAAAGTCCTTCGACACCAAGAACCTCCAACGGCTGAGGGAGAAATCTCAGTCATCTGTGGCTACTTCAGCCCTCGTTCTTCGCCTCGCGGGATTCCCAGTCCCAGAGAATCGAATGTCAGCAGTCGCTCCGACTGTCAACACGTTCAAGCCTCATGACTCGCTTGAGTCGCTGCAGGGAAGTTTTGACGTGCTGAAGCAGATCTACGCTCTATCAGCTCGTGGATACCCGCCCGAGACCACCGCTGCGAAGCTCGAGCGACTCACTGCTTCAATCTTCAAGACGACTGTCCAGCCGTCGATCCCGTTCGAGGGACCCACCTCGTCGAAGATCAGGTCCATCGTCTTTATGATGATCCTCCGCCAGATCGCCAACACGGGAAATCACAGGCTGCTGGGCATTCTATCACCCTCCACGCCCACCGGCATCGACGAGTACCTTCTGGAGCAGCTCAAGGCAGCTCTGAGGGCAGTCAGGATTAATCGAAAAACTGCATTTGAGTTGCACACGGTAGACGAAGTCATCGATTTGTCTGCCATCACCAAGACGTCCACGTGGAAGTCGGCCGTCGATGTCATGAAGCTCATGCTCAGCGACTCGATCTTCACGTCTGACGGAACGACTGCCTACTCAAAGTGCGACAAGTCGGTCTACGCGCTGACAGCATTCGACCTGATCATGAGAGTGGTAGCCGCAATGACACCTGACGTGCTAGAAGGCTCATCAGACGTCAAGACCTCAGCCGCCCTACAATCCAGACAGTCAAAAGTGTCTCTTGTGGACCCAGCAATCTACGCAAAATCTTCGTTCACTGAGATGTCAGAGTTCACAGAGAGCTTCTCATTTCTGACGTTGGATTCGAAAGCCTACGACCAGTACTATGGCCCAAAGGGCGGTTGCATTCCGCACATCGAGTCGTACATGCAGACTGAGTACGAGGGCAATCTCACTGCCACTGCGGCCTACCTCTTCAGCGCGTACTCGCAGCAGCTCTTGAACCTCACGTCCACGCTTGAGACACGTCTCACCAGCACAGCTAGCACGGACTTCCTGTCACTCCTTTTTGCCCTGTACCAGACAGACCCGCGGTTGAAGGACAAGTCGGACTCTGACAGAATTTCGCTACTCAACATGTCTCTCACACAGGAGCAGATCAAGCTCTTCTACGCGTCCCTGTCGGAGTTCCAGAGTCGGTTGAACTCGTCGCAGGATGCTCTCGTCAAGATCCCTGGATTCACTAACGCGACACAGGATGACGTCGACTGCATGCCAGTCAGCGACATGAACCTCGTGTCCTACAATAACCTGTCGTCATTCTTCAGCAGCGAGGAGTTCCAGCCGCTGAAGGGTAACAACAAGAAGATCCTGAGCATTGGTCTTCCTCCCCGGCTGTTTCGAAACGTCAAGCAGCTCGGTGCAGTGCACGAGCTAGATCCCCGCAAGATGAAGGAAGATCTTGTCAGAATTCGCGTGTTCAAGGTCGACAGGCTCAATCCAGAGCTGGTCTTCCTGCCGCAGGAGTTCGTCTTTGAGATGAGCAGATTTCCGACGCGAGTGATGCAGAACTGGGACCACGACTCCTTGCTTAGCAAGACAGACTTCGACGTCCTGAACGCTCCCACCATCCTGGTCAAGGGATCCAACGTGGTGATCAACCGCAACTTCAATGAGGCAGCAGCCTGGTACAACGGATACATCCAGGAGAGCAGGCTACAGGGTTCCGCAGATGTTCTCTCGCTTGATGAGCTCAAGGCCATCTACAAGAACCACATCAACAGCTTCTTGCTCGAGGAGTACCTTCGCTGGTTCACGGACTGTTCTTTCGACGAGATGCAGTACCACAGGTACGACCAGATCAAGGACTCAGATCCTGACTTCGTCAAAGAGCAGTACTCCAACTACGATGCCATGCTCGCCAAGGTAACCGACTACAACAACTACGCGGCGACGGCAGTCCTGCCATCGAGCACCAAGCCCAAGCCTGTCATCAAGACAGACTCTCCGTCTGCCAAGATCGTCGACCTGACAGGGACTCTCAAGACCTACTTCGCAAACGAGACGTTCTTTCTCAACCCGTGGACGCTGAGGCGGAAGGCAGCCTATCCCAAGAAGTTCGACAGAGTGTTCACCGTGATCATCGACCCAGACGACTTCCAGATCGACACGACTGCCGTGACGAGCAAGAGCCTGGAGATGCTCGCGTCAGAGGGAACTATCGTCTCATCCCACAATTCAGCGACAGGAGAGACCAGCTACAAGCTGAGAGACTCCACTCCTGGCGATCCAGAGTTTGACGATTACTTTGCCACTGTAGAACCTTACGACTTCACGCCGCGGACTGTGGCAATGGGTGACACATGAGAGCTCAGATCTCTGATCCGTCCAAGAGCGTCACTGAGATTCACGTCCCAGTTCCCACCGACGTCAAGGCCGAGTTCGTCTACAACTTCTACTCTGTCGATGAGCGGACGGTAGCAGGCAACAATTCTGGACTGCCTCTCGAGAAGGTTCCCAGGTACGTCCACCTCACCTGGTCTACGCCAAAGCTGTCAGCTCACGAGCTTGGCAAAGACAGCTCCATCAAGGGCAATGAGGACAGCAGCACGCCCCTTGCGAACAACGCTGACAAGATTGTCCTCGAGGACAACTTCGCCAATCGCGACTACCTGTCGTATACGTTCTCTGACGTGTCTACGATCACACAGGGCGCGTCCGATCTGGAAAACTACAGTCGAATCCACGACAAGCCAACCGAGAGCGTGTTTGAGATGGCCCAAACCCAGATCAAGTCTCTCATCTCTGATGGCATCGGTCTTGATGACGTCCTGTACACAGCCCAGCTCCCAGCATTCATCGATTCCTACAATGAGCTTGCCAATTTTCCCAAGGACTCTCTTGGCTTGAGAGTCTTCGATCCCACCGGCGGGCAGGTTGCAGACCAGAACGAGCTACTGCGAACAGTCTCCAACAACCTGTCGCTGTCTGTTCGAGTGAACCACACAGTGCTGCAGGACATCTTCAAGAACTCTGTCGTCAAGTCGGCTCCCGCTAACTTCAAGTCCATCAAGTCCAGACTTCGAACGTCTCTGACGAACTTCAACAAGAACGCGTCGGGCGACCTTCGTGTTAGTCCAGTGTCAGAAGACACCACGTACATGCCCAACCAGCGTAGGCCCATCAAGATTATGGGCTATGCCGTCGACAGGTACCTGGCTACCCCACAGGGATTCACAAAAGAGAAGACGTTCTACGTGGAGAACGGATCAGTCAACCACTTCTATGACGTGGACGTCATCTACGGCCTGACCTACGTTTACTCCATCAGGTCGGTGGCCAGCTTCAACATGTTGGCCTACGGAGATGATGACGTCAAGCCTACAGTTCTCGAGCTCTTCATCTCGTCCAGGGCCACGACGTCTGCGATCGAGTGCTTCGAGTACTCTCCGCCCTCACCCCCGACCAACCTCAGATTCATGTACGACTACGAGAAGAGCCGACTCGTCGTGGTGTGGGACGCGCCTCTCAACACCCAGCTGGACATCAAGCAGTACCAGGTGTTCCGTAGGAGATCGATCAGCGAGCCTTTCGAGCTGATTGCCCAGTACAGCTTCGACAAGACGTACATGGGAAAATTTGGAGAGCAGAAGTACACGACGGGAGAGGTCGTCGACGGAAATTCTCTGAACGTCCCAGCCGACCAGGCGTACCTCTTGAGGAGAACGGACACGACCGCCCTTCGCCACCTCGATGAGGACTTCATCATTGACACGGAGTTCCTCGAGTCACCGACTTACATCTACAGCGTGTGCAGCGTCGATGCTCACGGCATGATCTCTGCATACTCGGACCAGCAGATGGTGACTTTCGACCAGTACAAGAACCGCCTAGTCATCAGCCTCGTCTCAGAATCCGGTGCTCCCCGCCCGTACCCGAACATGAGCCTCAGACTGGACGCCTTCAAGGACACTGTTCGGGTTAGTGGAGTGGATGCTAGGTCGGTCGACGTCTACTTCAATCCCGACTTCCTAGTCGTCGCCGATGACGGCGGCCTACAGCACAAGATCGTGGAGGCTCAGACCTCAGCCCGCCCAGACGAGAAGCCGTACTACTTGATGCAGATCATCAACCTAGACAACCAGAAGATGCAGACGTTGAAGATCAACGTCAAGGACCCGAAGAACCTGACGACGCCTTGACGGGCATACTTTGCGGGAAACTTTGACAGCCTAGCGTATATTTCTAACGACAGATTGAACGGAGTCAACTAGATGGGCTATTTGGATCACAGCACGAACAACATCATCCTCGATGCTGTCCTCACAGACTACGGTCGTCAGCAGCTCGCTGCGGCCAACAGCTCCTTCAACATCACTCAGTACTCCCTCGGCGACGACGAGGTGGACTACAAGATGATCAAGAAGTACGGTCGTGCGGTGGGCAAGGAGAAGATCGAGAAGAACACTCCGATCTTCGAGGCTCTGACCAACCCCAGCATCGCGCTGAAGTACAGGCTCGTCGGACGAGAGAACAACGGAACCTCGATTTCGACAGTGTACATGCCCTACCTGGTGACCACGTCCACCGTCAACCTGACGAAGGACCTCACAGCAGTCAACGTGAAGGTGGACCTCCAGTACAACCGTTCGTCCAACGTTCCTCCCAACTTCATCCAGTCGTCATACAAGATCAAGGTCCCTGACCGTTTCCTCTACCTGTCGAACCCCGGCGGCGGCGGAACTCTCACGCAGCCAGACGTCGCCATGAACTCTGTGGATGCAGGCGACCCGAACAGAGTGGCAACCTACGCCTTCGTGGCAAGCCAGAACCAGGTGTCGATCACATTTGACGTCAACGTCAAGAGCATCGACAACACCACACTCACCATCTACGGCAAGAGGACGGGCTCAAGCAACCAGCGCGTCATCAACACGTACATCACGGTCATCGGTGACCAGCACGGCCCGACGATCGACATCCCCGTGACCTACACAGCTCAGACGACCTCGTAAGAGAGAACAAAGACATGGCAATCACCAAGGCGATCTCTGCTGCAGACAAGAAGACCACGCGCAGCTTCCTGAACCAGCTGATCGATGTTCTGCAGGAGGACATCAGTGCATCTGTGTCTCGTCGAAAGTACCAGGTCTTCGTCACCGGAGGCATCGGCCCGGGCGTTACCAGCTCTCTCTTTCAGACGGTCTACGACCAGGACTTCTCGCTCCAGACTGCGAACCCAATCTTCGACGTCACCATCGGACTAGCAGCTCCCGACTCCTATCGGTCAGCTGATGGCTCGACCACGAACGGAACGGGAATCGCTGGAATCACGACTACGGGAGCGGACAGCGGCGGAAAGTACCTCTACCCGTCATCGTCTCTCATGATGCGCGAGAAGACGGACATCTACGGACAGTTCGCTCAGACACTTCTGGGCAATCGCCGCAACATGTTCCAGCTTCCCGTGGACTCGACCTTCGCGTCCACTCAGACGACCAACCCGATCGATGCTGCTCTCTTCGTCGCCTTCAAGAGGCTCTTCGCGAGAGACCAGCTCAAGAGAGAGACCTTCGCTCTCAGGTTCTACCAGTCAGCATCCTCTGCTGAGGTGACTCTCTCCCCGAATCTCTATGCTGGCACACCCGGCGGTTCATCGATCTTCACCGACATCGGCTCTTCTGATGCTCGATTCTTCGACGTCGGCGGACAGTACGGCTATCTCGTCAATGCAGCGCAGACGACGCAGGCAGTCGGACTGATCTACTACGACTCGGGAATCGCCGTCTTTGACATCTCGAAGATCGCCTCCGGATCCCAGTTCATGTCGGGTGCCATCTCCGCAATGTCTCCCCTGGGACAGACGATCATCGGCGGCGCAGCCACAGAGACTGCCCTCACCGCAAAGCTGATCCCCGACTTCATGACGTCGGGAAGCGTCGACAACATCATCGACCACTTCTGCTACACGCGCTTCGGCAGCGGCTCACTGACTGCCATGACCTTCCAGAACGTGACGAACATCAACTCTTCGCTCATCTTCTGCCGAGCCCTCCCAGATGACTTCAACTACTCGTCGAACCCCACGTACGTGGAGCAGACGGGAGACAATCAGGGTCGCCTCACCATCTACGATCCCACGCTTCCCGAGGAGACTCAGGAGCCGTTCACGTACATCACGACGATCGGGCTGTACGACAACAGCGGCGGACTCGTGGCCGTCGCCAAGATGAGCCGCCCTGTGGAGAAGAATCCAGGTCGTGACCTGACCATGCGCGTTCGCATCGACTTCTGAGGCTACAATGTCATGGCGATCATCACCGTCACCAAAGACGACGTAGAGAATTTCACTGTCGTCACTACACCTCGGCGACACTACGTCTCTTCATCGTCTGGCGTGACTGGTTCTGTCAGGGTATTTCCCAGGCAGTCGCAAGCCGAAAAGGACACTGTCGTTCCCACCACTGCGTTCGCTGACTCGGATGCAAAGGTAGACAGCAACTTTGTCACTACCTACGGTAAGGTGGTTGACACAGCCAGGACTCTGAGGGCTGCCAGTCACTCCATCACGTCCTCGCTTAGCACGTACATGGACCTCGTGTCGTCTGCGTCTCTCAAGAGGACTAACATCCTGACTGTAGAGCGGTTCACACCGACACCCTCCATCACACCGTACACGCTGACGAAGAACAACGTCAAGGACGTGCTGATGCCCTTCTACCGGGCAGCATATCCCCACGCGCACTGGGCATATACCAACTACAACGCTCTCAACTTCTTCGCTGCTCCGACCATCCCGACTGCCTCAGTTCTTCTCTACCCGAACGTCGAGGACGCTTGGACTCCGGCACACTCTGGGCACGTGTCTGGATCGTACTGCATGTCGGGGGCATTCAGCTTCGACTTCAGGATCAACCCGAGGTACAAGACAGACAGCATCGACCCGGGCCACTTCAAGGCAGGAACGATCTTCCACCTGTCATCCAGCTACGCTCTGTCTCTCGTCACTGGCTCGGCGAAGGACGGCAACGGACTACCCGTCGGTTTCAGGCTTCAGCTTCAGCTTAGCCAGAGCGCAGACATCGACCCATCGCTGGCAACTCACGGACCGTACCCAAGAGATCTGGTCTTCTTGTCTGATGACAACTCCCTGTCGTGGAACAACTGGCACCATGCAGTGGTGCGTTGGGGATCGCAAGATGTCAGCTACGGCACGGGATCGTTCGTCATCGATGGCATCACACGCGGGACGTTCGTCGTGCCCAGTGCCTCCATCTCTCCCAAGCAGGGATCGGGAAGGCTAAATCCTGACGTCCTGTGCGTCGGCAACTACTACACTGGAGAGAACCTCGGAACGAACGCTCAGGCGCTGTTCTTTGCCACTGCTCCCGCAGTGCGCGACGGCGTATATGAGATCTACCCCGACGCCGGATGGGACTCTCCCGCAGGCTTCGAGGGACCAGATCACTACAGGTTCAACCACCCGCTCAAAGCAGAGGTCCACGACCTGGCCATCAAGCGGTACTACGTGTCGGACAATGAGATCAAAGCAAGTGGGTCGTATGGCTTGGGACTTATCGACAGGACCAAGGTGTCCTTCTACGTTCCGCCCTTCTTCGTGGAAGAGACGCCGATCCGAAGGTTCGTCAAGGACCACGGCGGAATCCTTCAGACGCCCTTCTTTGAGGTCAACGGAACGACCGACGATCCGTTCAATGTCGCCATGGCGTTCGGAGTTCAGGGACACTACATCAATCTGGAGAACTTCACAAAGGATTTCGTCACAGGTCGATTCCCACGGCTCATGCAGCTGTCGGCCTCGACCATCGACTACACGACAGACGCAGAGGCCGCCAACAACTTCATCTACAACCAGCCGCAGGCAGCAAAGAGAAACTACACTGTCGTTCCCTGCGACGATGGCAACTTCGATCCCAACTACGACCTGCTGAACTACGAGAGGCTGCAGAACAAGTTCGTCGATCCCAACGGATCTGTGGACATGAGCTATATCAACCTCGATGGACTTCTCTCGCTACAGTCTCTCAGTGGAAGCGGAATGGGACAGTCAGATCCCCAGCTGGACTCCTACATCAACTTTGAGACCCAGCTGTACGGAGCGTCACCTGAAACGCCCGGACTTCCTGCTGGACAGGCATCAGCCACCGCCTATGCAGCCGTGACCGCAGCGGCAACTGATGAGGCGACATTTGATCGCGGAGTCCAAAAAGACGTTCCGCTGACCATCTTCAGACGCCTCCTTGATCCGTCGTCTGACCAGGTGACGTTCTTCAACATCAGCAACCTGTACTACGGCCGACGAATCCTGCCTGGCAGCTTTGTCCTGACAGACTCAGCAATGTCTGGTAGCGGAGGCGCGGTCTCCTTCACAGTGAGGGACGACAAGATGGGCAACCTGTACCGAGGAGACTCGTACACTCCCTTGGCATCGCAGAACTCTGTGGGCAACATCTTCTACGACGAGGGGCTCGTCGTCCTCAAGAGCCCACACCTCTACCAGTTCGGCAAGGACGGATTTGAGATGACGTTCCAGGGCGTCTACAACATCTACACGACGAAGTACGAGATCCTGGCTCCTAGCGGCATGCTCAACTCTTCTTCGAACCCGACGTACCTGGAGAACTCTGCTCTAATGCGTCCGAGCGACCGCATGACGGACAACGAGAACTTCGTGTACATCAGCGGAATGTACCTGCACGACGAGAACATGAATGTCGTGGGCAAGGTCAAGATGGCCCAGCCCATCATGAAGAGAGAGACAGCCAAGATCCTCTTCAAGTGCACCATGGACTATTAGGTTTAGCCCGCAACGATATACTGTATGGGTATGCTCGTAGAAATTCGAACCTTGCCCAACTCATATTGCCCTAGCAGACCCAGAAGAGTCCTAGTTCTTGTCTGCGATTCGTGCAAGACGACGTTCGAGAAGAACTTCGTTGAATCAGACATGACACCAAAGTGGGGGCACTTCTGCAGCCGCAAGTGCTACAGAGACTTTCGCTCAACTCACCCAGAACTCTATGAGGAGTGCACTGCCTCAATGCACACTGAAGATGTGCGACAGCATCTCAGCACAATCGTCCATACACGCGTTTCTGATCCCAGCTGGGTCCATCCCACAAAAGGAAAGAAGTTATCCAACGAAGCGTGCATGAATATCGCTGAAGCGCGGAGAGCAAATCCTCCCGCAGGCGAGAAGAATCCAATGTTTGGCAAGAATCACACAAACGAATCACGTGAGAAGATGTCCGAAACGAGAACTCGAAAGATGATCTCAGGAGAGATTAGAGCGTATGGAAAGAACGGTCACGTCTCTGGAATCTACGTGTCAACCAAAACGAGTCTGACTCATCGCTACAGATCTTCATGGGAGCATGCTGTCATGATTCACCTTGACGCAAATAGCAACGTTCAAACTTGGCGTTATGAGTCAATGAGAATCCCGTACTACGTTGATGAACATAAGCGTTGGTATGTTCCCGACTTTGATGTAGAGTTTGTTGACGGCAGGCGTGAAGTTTGGGAAGTAAAGCCCAAAGAGTTCGTGTCATCACGTGCATGTCAACTCAAGTCCGAAGCTGCAATATCACTTCTTGACGCACAAGGACATGTGTACCGTATCTTGACACGCACTGATCTTGAAGCACGAGGAATTCTCTAATGGCCACCAAGAAGCAAGACAAGGCAAGCAACTACGCGTCTGGAACTTACGCATCCGTCAAGGGCGGAGAGTGCCCGTACAGGAGCAGCTGGGAGCTGGCGTACATCAAGCACCTCGACAGCAACCCAGACGTCGCGTCCTTCCAGTATGAGGGGATGCAGATCGCCTACATGTCCGACGGCCGCACCCACAAGATCGTCCGCTACATCCCTGACTTCCTCGTCAGCATGGTGGACGGAAAGACGATCCTCGTGGAGATCAAGCCCGTTCGCCGCGTAGGGCTCCAGAAGAACCTGAACAAGATGGCCGCCGCAGCTCAGTGGTGCGCAGAGCACAATGCCACACTGGAGATCATCACAGAGGTAGAGCTGAAGAAGCTCGGTCTGATCTAGTGGCGGCCAAGAAGAAGCGCAAGCGAAAGGGCCACTACCACACGGGAACCCACGTGTCTCCCAAGGCAGGCGAGTGCAAGTACAGGTCTGGCTGGGAATTTGCGTATCTGAAGTGGCTAGATGACAACCCAGACGTCATCTCCTACCTCTACGAGGGAGTCGAGATCCCGTACGTTAGCAACCAGAGGACGAAGAAGGTTCGCAACTACTGGCCCGACTTCTACGTCACGTACGCGGACGGCTCACGAGTGTTGGTGGAGATCAAGCCCAGCCGCAAGGTGAAGCAAGCGACCATCCAGAAGAAGATTGCAGCCGCCCAAGCCTGGTGCGTCGCACAGGGAGCCACCCTGAAGATTCTCACAGAAATCGAACTGCGTTTGTTGGGCTTGCTATAATGCGCGCATGGTGTATGTCTACGCAATTCTCAACACACTGACTGGCAAGTATTACGTTGGCAAGTCTGACAAGCCATTTCGTCGATGGTCTGCACATGTCAAGGCTGCAAAATCTGATTCAACTTTTGCGTTTCACGAAGCAATTCGTTCGCACGGCATCCTGTCGTTTGAGTTTCGACTTTTGAGTACTCACGACACAGACGCCGAGGCTTTTCAAGCTGAGCGTGAATCAATTGTGAGGTTCAATAGTTACGTGCCCAACGGTTACAACGAGACAATGGGTGGAGAAGGCTCATTTGGCTTCAGGCACACTGCTGAAGACCGCAGGATTATGTCAGAGAAAGCGTGTGGTAGAAAACACACAGACATTTCACGAAAAAAGATGTCAGATGCAAAGAAGGGTCGTAAGTTCAGTGATGAACACAGGCTCAATTTGAGCAAGTCTAACGTCGGAAAGCACAATCATGTCGGCGAAAATCACCCTAGCGCTTCTCTAACAGATTCTCAAGTAAGCGAGATTAGACGACTCTGGAAGGAAGAAAAGACTTCACGAGAAGAGTTGAGAAGGATGTTCAACATCAGCTACGGAGTTCTGAGTCGTCTCTTGTCTGAACGAACCTACAGACACCTCCTAAGTGACCCGCAAGAAAAGCCTAGATGCAGGAGATCATGCACTATTTGTCGTGAGTCAGGACACAACAAGGCAACATGTCCATGCTCGAATAGTTATGCCCCAAGAGGCAATGTCGCATGAGAATCACAATCACAGAACTGCGCAACATCATCAAAGAAGTGATCGGAACAGAGTCCGAGGTGATGATCGGTGACCGCGTCAGAGTTGACAAGTCACACACGAACCAGCACAGGCAGTGGCTCAAGAAGGGACTCACTGGAACGGTCGAGGAAGTCAACAATGACCGCGGCCCTGAGTACGCCTCGTATATGGTCCGCTGGAGCGATGGCAAGGAATCGTGGGTCTGGGCTCGACACAATCCGCCCATCTCTGTAGAGACGGGCAGCGACGAAGTAGAGGATCTCTGAGATGAGCACCTCTCTTCTTCGGGAGTTCATCAGAGAGGCCTTCATCAACAAGACTGATCCTCGAATGACGGGCGGTCGCTTTGAGGCAGAGATGAACGCCAAGAAGAAGGACCCGAGAGTCGAGAACATCAAGAAGGACATTCGCTTCATCAATGGGCAGATCAAGAAGGCCAAGTCTGGCAAGCTCAAAGGCTACCAGAACATTCCTGCAATGGAAGAAGCCGTCGTCGAACTTGAACAGAAGCTGGCAGCTCTGTAGTACTTTACGACATGCACGGGCCTTGTACGATTGCATGTGTCAAAATTGTACCTCTGTTATAAGCACTGGACTCTTGAGGCTATGCCGCGTTGTTTCAACGTGGGAAAGGGCTTGGGAGCACGACCATTTAGTACTAGAAGTAGAAACCACAAGTGGCACGCTATCGTCAAACGATATGGTCTTCGCATCGAAGTATGTGCAGAGGTTAATGACAATGAAGCGGCATGCCAATGGGAAATAGCTGCCATTGATGAGATGAAGACATTTTCAACATGTCACGCTCATGATGACCCAGATGATATTGGCTGTAACTTTACTCGAGGCGGCGAAGGAGCTGAGGGTCGTTTAGTCTCAGAAGAGACACGTAAGAAGATTAGCGAGTCAAAGACGGGAATCATGAATCCCGCACTCAGCCAAATTCTTCGTGGACGACCACTCTCCGAAGAACATCGTCAGCACATTTCAGAGTCATTATCAACTTCACACAAGTTCAAAGAGTCACACGCACAAAGAAGCGCATCTTTGAAAGGCAGAGAACCCTACAACAAGGGCAAGACATTGCCAGATGAACATCGTTCGAAAATTGGTTCTGGTCTTGCTGGAAATTCTAACACGAAGGGAAAGAAGATTGGTCCCAACAGGTGTGGGATTTGTGGAGTTCGTGGTCATAAACGAAACACCTGTGAGAAAAGAGGAATGTCATGATTATTCTTGGGATGGACGTCAGCACCAGCTGCACGGGCGTGTGCGTTCTTGACTCTGACATCCAGCCCGACGACAAGGGCAGCCACATCCTCCTCCTCGACAAGATCGAGTTCAAGAAGGAGAAGACGATGTGGGAGAAGGCCGATCGCATGAGAGACTACCTCCACGATCTCGGCTACGGAGACGCCCGCATCAAGTTCAAGGGGCCACAGAGAGTAGTGCTGGAGGAGGCGCTCATGGCATTCCAGCCGGGCATGTCGTCTGCCGCCACCATCTCCACTCTTCTACGCTTCAACGGCATCGTGTCCTACATCGCCAGGAAAGAGCTTGGGCTCACTCCCGAGTACATCGGATCTGCCGCCGCCCGAAAGTTGTGTGGCATCAAGCTGCAACAGAAGAAGACCTGCGGTAAGGGAGCCAAGGACCAAGTGTTCGACTTCCTGTGTGCAAATGACCTGAAGCACGTCGTCTGGGACAAGAAGAAGAGTGGCCTTCCAGTCGACACGTCGAAGGACATTTCAGACGCGTACGTGATCGCACGCGCAGCTAGCTTGATGCAAAGTTAGGCTCGAGCAGATTACTGTCTCCTCGTGGGCCAATCGATCTCAGACAGAGTCACATTTTACGAGTCGATCTTTGGCAGAGGGCACCTGTCAGGCAACGGTCGAAACTTCGACGTCCGTTGTCCGATCTGTGATCCCAAGGACGTTTCTAAGAAGAAGCTGTCCATCCGAACCACAGATGATGCTTGTCACTGTTGGACGTGCGGGTTCAAGGCTAGGTCCCTGGCGCCGCTTCTCAGGAAGTACGGCACCCAGTCTCAGCTGAACATCTACAGAGAGGTGATGGGTCTTGCTCCCTCTCTTCGCGAGCTGTATCTGCCCGAGGAGGCACCGCCCATCAAGGTAGAGCTGCCCGCCGACTTCAAGCTCTTGGGATCAGCCACCACGTTGGGACCCGACGAGAGAGCTGTCTGGAAGTACATTCTGAACCGCGGTTTGGATGAGCGAGACATCTGGTACTACAAGCTGGGCGTGTCGAGCGACATCCGCTGGAAGCGACGCGTCATCATGCCGTTCCACGACGCGGACGGCAATCTCAACTTTTTTGTGGCACGAGCGGTGGACAGGGACGTGAGGCCCAAGTACGATGCTCCCGAGGTGGACAAGAATCCTCTCGTCTTCAACGACCTGAACTTGGACTGGACAAAGCAGATGGTCCTCGTGGAGGGCGGGTTCGATCTAGTCAAGTGTCCCGAAAATTCCATTCCTCTTCTGGGCTCAGACCTGGACGAGCGCCACGAGATCTTCAACCGCATCCTGCTGAACAACACGCCCGTCGCTCTTGCTCTTGACGGCGACATGTGGCACAAGAAGACTCCCAGGATCGCGAAGAAGCTGCAAGAGTACAACATCGACGTCGTTCTGGTGGACGTTCGTCCCTGGGGAGATCCCGGATCCATGTCAAAGGCAGAGTTCATGGGTGCACTCGAGGATGCCAAACCGTTGATGTGGGAGGACACTTTTCGCGACAAGTTGCTCAAAGCCTCGGAGTCCACGGCACGAATGTGATAGTTAGGATTCATGAAGAGACGCTCCAGCATCACAGAGCATCAGATCAGATCGATCATCTACGAAGAGATGATCAGACAACACCTCCTCGAGGAGGGAATCTGGGACGACGTCAAGGACGGAGTCAAGAAGCTGTCAGCTCAGGTGACTGCCAAGTTCAAGTCCATGGCAGCAGAGTGGGCTTCCACGATCAAAGAGAAGATCGACGGCCTGTCAGAGACTCCCAAGGACGTCAAGGTGATGGTCGCCGCCCTGAAGGCCGCCATGGCAGAGACGGGAGAGTCGATCGAGCTCAACGACGAGCTGAAGCTCGCCAAGGACCTCGGCAAGTCTGATGCCCTAGCTGCTGCCACTGCAGATCTCCAGGGAGGTGTTCACGCCGCTGCCGAGGCTCTCCAAGTCGGCGACACGGTCGCTGAGGTCTACGCCGTTCTCAGCAACAAGGGCTACATCCGTCAGCGCAAGAAGCTGCACGAGATGGGTGTCATCACGCTAGCGGGCTTTGGCTTAGCACTTCTGGGCGGTCTGCCGATGCTCTTCAAAGGATTGTCGAGGATCGCGAAGTTCCTCCACGCCGAAAAGCTGTCAGCCATCTTCAAGAAGGCCGAGCACGTCTTTCACCACATCGAGGAGAAGGTCGTCGACTGGATCGTTCCGGACAAGCTGGCATATGCGGTCTACAAGTTCCTCGGCAAGAAGGGTTTTCACGTCACCAAGAACCAGACGATTCTGCCCTACGAGGAATTTCTGTCTGACGCAGGTGGAGACCATGCAAAGAAGAAGACAGAAGCGCTTCTCTACAAGGCTCTTCTCATCTTCTTCGCGCTGAACGGTCTGTCTGGCATCCTGCACGCTGGAGCTTCAATCCTGGGCTTCGTCGAGGGAGCGGCCACTGCAGTGAAGGGTGTGGAGCTCGCGACTGGTGCAGCTGAGATTGGCGCGATCATCACCGCCGCCAAGGGCGCTGCTGTCGCAGTTTGAACATCCAACTCGTAGTGGACTAGAATAGACTCTGAATGATCAGAGTTGCACATACTGCGGACATTCACATCCGCAGCCTGAGTCGCCACGACGAGTACCGCGAGGTCTTTCAGGACTTCATCGATGACTGCCGGAAGCAGCGGGTCGACCACATCTTCGTGGGCGGAGACATCTTCCACACGAAGACCACTGGAATCTCCGGGGAGTACATCGACCTCTTCAGGTGGTGGCTCAACGGCATGGCCGAGGTGGCTGAGGTTCATCTGACACTTGGAAACCACGACGGCAACCTCACGAACCTGCATCGCCAAGACGCAGTGACTCCCATCGTGGATGCCCTGAACAATCCGAGAGTCCACCTCTACAAGAAGTCAGGCACCTACGAGTTCACTCCGGGATACGCCTTCTGCGTGTACTCTCTGTTCGACGAGCCAGGTTGGAAGAGCGTCAAGCCGCTCCCGGGCCTCGTCAACATTGCGTGCTACCACGGCCCTGTCTGGGGGTGCTTCACTGAGTCAGAGTGGGCAGTGGAGGACGGCGTCAAGGTGGACTTCTTTGACGCCTACCCGTTCACCTTCCTGGGAGACATCCACAAGCGCCAAGTGCTCAAGAAGCGCGACGGAAAGCCCGTCATGGTGTATCCGGGAACGCTCATCCAGCAGAACTACGCCGAGGAGCTCACCCACGGCTACATGCTCTGGGAGATCCACGATGAGGATGACTGGACTGTCGAGTTTCGTGAGCTGAACAACCCGAAGCCCTTCGTCACTCTTGACTACGACGGAGACGCAGCATCTCTTCTTGCAACGGCCAAGTCGTACGCAGTCGGAACGAGATTCAGGATCCATGCTGAGGATCGGGTGGGTCAGGACGCAGTGCACACTCTCACTGAGTCTCTCAAGATGCAGGCCCTGGCATCAGAGGTGACCTACAAGATCGACCACAAGATCGACACTCAGACCATTCGGACGGAGGGCAGCACCCTCAAGAAGACCGACCTCAGAACGCCCGAGACGATCGGTAAGCTCCTGAGAGAGCACCACAGAGATGCTGAGGTCGATGAAGAGGATCTTCAGGACGCTGTCGTCCAGGCAAAGTCCTATCTGGCTTCTGTGGCATCATCTGATGACATGTCGCGCGGCTCTAAGTGGACACTAGCACACGTCTCATGGGACAACCTGTTCAACTACGGAGAGTCCAACTCCGTCGACTTCCAGAAGCTGAGTGGCATTGTGGGACTCTTCGGAGCCAACCGCGTCGGCAAGTCGTCCTTCGTGGGATCGATCATGTACTCCCTGTTCAACACGACAGACAGGGGAACGGTCGGAAACTTGCACGTCTGCAACGCCAGAAAGCAGACCTGCGGTTCCAAGGTCATCCTCGACCACGCTGGAACTCCCTACGTGATCGAGAGGAGGACCACGAAGTCCTCGAACAAGAAGGGCGTCACATCGGCGACTACCGCGCTTTCTCTCTACCGCATCGGCCCAGACGGGGAGGTGGACATTCTCAATGGCGAGGCGCGCCCGGACACAGAGAAGACCGTGAGGAGCCTGTTCGGAACAGCAGAGGACTTCCTGATGACCTCGCTGTCGGCTCAGAGAGACGTCAACAGCGAGATGATCTCATTGGGAGCGTCCAAGCGCAGCGCTGTCCTCTCCAAATTCCTCGACCTGGACGTGTTCGACAAGATGCACTCCCTTGCAAGCAAGGACGTCAATGGCCTCAAGTCGCAGCTCAAGAACTACCAGGAGAGAGACTGGGACGCGCTCATCGACACAAAGGACGCAGAGATCGAGGACAAGCGCGCTCTCGTCTCTGAGCTAGAGATCAAGATCAGGACTGCACAGACGACTCTCGACAAGCTGCGAGCTGACTCAGCCAAAATCACATCAGCGGTCATGGTCACCCAGGCTGACGTGGATGCTCAGACCACCAGAGTAGCTGATCTCGTCTCAGCTGCTGAGAGGTGCAAGAGAGAGCAGGAGGAAGCTGAGACGTCGATGCTCGGGCTGCGTGACAAGATGTCCAAGGCAGAAGCAGTGATCGAGGACAGCGACATCTCGGACCTCAAGAAGCGCCTCGACGCTCAGCGTGGTCTTGAGACAGCGCTCCTGGAGCTCACGCACTCTCTGGACAAGGAGAAGATGTCCCAGGCCTCGCAGAAGAAGGTCCTCAAGATCCTGGAGGACGTTCCGTGCGGAGACGACTATCCGACCTGCAAGTTCATCAAGGACGCTCACATAGCGAAGGACGGGGCCGCCGCTCAGGACGCCCGCGTGTCCGAAGCGACCAAGAAGGTCTCGGCTGCACAGAAGAAATTCTCAGACTCTCAGGAGTCGGGACTCAAGGAGAAGATCGCTCGACACGAGAAGGCATCTGACCTGCTCTCCAAGATCAAGCTGGAGATCGCCCGACAGGAGACTGCTGCAGAGAAGCGCAAGGCCACGTGCGGCGACTGTGAGACGAAGGTGGTTGCAGAGAAGGACAAACTGA